GTAATACCTCTACTTCGGGATTTTTTAAAATTGGCTCAGCCTCAGATTCCGACTTCGATTCCGTTTCGTTTTCATTCATAGAAATTACGCCCTAATACAGAACAATGTTTGAGAAAGGTAGGACGGAAAATATTGTGAGGGATGGGATATAACTATAACCGGTACCCTGCCCATTTCCGATTTGGAATCTAAAACCGAAATTGTAGCCATGTTTTGCCGCTAACCCCTTGGAATTACTATCGATTCTTACTTTACGAGAATTAGGAAACTAGTTAACTAACGCCACACCACAGGTAACTACGCGATATCATTAAGTAACTTACCGAACTCATCCCATGTCATACCGCTGATAGCCTGTAGTGCCAGTACTTCACATGGGTGATACATGCGCTTGGCACGCTCACGATAGTGTAACTGCGACTCAGTAATACCTATCATGCTACTCATCTGCGCTCGTGATAGGCCTAGATTCTTACGCACAGCTTGATAGAGATTACCCTTAGATTGCGGCAGGGTATGATAATGTCCTATCCTGATTCGAGCGTTTGGTCGCCTGTGCAATCGATTCCAATAACTTTTGTCTATATTAGGCCACACACTTCAAAAGCTACGGGCTATTTACAGTTGTTGCAAGCCCATTCTGCTAAGTAGCTGATTACACTACGCCTAAAATATACCTAAACTTTTTTGCAGAATCCTGCGAATATTCCTGTACACAGGACATCATATAGAGTATGATTGCATTGTGAGTTGGGAATAATCCCAAGTTTAGTAAGGAATATATGAAGCATCACACAATAGAAGTTCAGCGCAAACTAGAGCTCAAAGGATTCGAGTTTTATCAATTCGGCAAAGATGGAGTCTCTGTCTATTACTTCACGCCAAAGAATCAATTGCTGCGATTAGACGATGCTAATTGCATTGCAATTGAGTTGTTCATTAACTAATCAAGAATAATCCCAAGTAACGGAGAATATATGAAACTTTTCGATACAACTAACGCAACTCCAGGACAACGAGTTAGCGATTACCAGCACCTTGGCGGTAACTACTTCGTTTACGCAGTATGGACACGATTCGATACTGTTTCGTGGTTTGTTGAGGATAGGGAGACTGCTGATAGCAGAGAGCCGACACTACACGCTGTAGTGAAGCAGTCTGATAGTTATGACGAAGCTATTAAGGATTTTACGTTCTAGTGTGATTACAAGACACTCTCCGGAGTGTCTGATAATCGCAATAGTGCGAGATAGCGAGGAATATATGAGCATACTATACGTTTACAGCATTGAGACTAACGAGCATATAGCGACAATTACAGGTAGCAGCAACGCTAGTTGTGAATCTGTAGCGAGCGAGCAGTATGGCTCTAACGATTACGGGTGGACATACTCACCTGCCTTTGGCACTGCTGATGGTCTTAGGTATATCGGTGACGCTGTAGAAATTAAAGCTAACTAACCAAAAGGGAATATATGAACGAAACTACATTCGACCGCATCTTGAGCATAGCAGCGCCACTGGTTAGCGGCATCGTAGGAATAATCTGTTTAGTGACGAGGTAGGAGATATGAAACCAATATTAAATGATAATGACATCAAACAAGCATACAACAGCGGCGAACTTACTTGGAGCGACTTGTTAGAGATAACAGGACTGCACGCTTTTGAATTGTTTGAAATACTTTGCGATTTGATCAATCCAAAACATTGTAATCCTGATTACGATCCATGCGGTAAATAAATAGTTTTAGGAAAAAGCAACATGACGGAATGGGAAGAAATAACCAAGAAACTACGACCAGTAACCTGGGATGAAATTAAAGAGTTTTACCAACGTAACTTCGGTGAAACCTTAAAAGAGGACTGGAAGGAGGCGTTTTGTTTTGCCTGGTCAAAGTCAAGAAGTATGCGTGTGATCGATTTGTTAGCCACAGGGTATAGAGCGGCTCAAAACAAATACACAGGAAAATAACCCTCTACAAGCCCCTAGGCTGCATTCAACTTGTAGCTTAGGGGTATCCCTACCCCGCCCCATTATCGTTTAACCTTGCGCATCCTGGGGCTGTTTAATGACATCTTCGTGTGGTTGAGTGGCATACCGTCGCAGAATAGCCAGTCCAATGTCAGTATCAGGTTCGCAAAGTTTCTTATCGAAGACGGTTCCAAAGGCTTCAACCTGAGCGAGTAAATCTTTTTTCTCTGAATCAGCGAGAGCACTCCACCACTCTCGATTTGCCTGTCCTGCTTTTCGTTCCGCCATGGTTTGTTCCTTACTTACACTCAAAGTTTTACAATCGTCTATACGCGTATCTAGATCATTAAGTTTAGATATAGATATAGATATAAGTTTAGATAGGTGTCCACTTTGGCCACTTGCTGTGACAAAATGGCCACTTGGAGTGACAATCTGGCCACTTCTAGTGTCCACTTTGGCCACTTGGGTTTCAAGTTGTACCCTGACTTGTTGCAGGAATGCATCGGTCACTTTGAGGACTCGTGCCCTACCCTTTCCACTGCTACTGCCTGAGATGATATTGTCAGCCATAGAACGGTCGATAACTCTTCGCATGGTTCGCATTGAAAGCCTCAAGTCCGACGCAATAGTTTCGACGGCAGCGAAACATTCTTGTCCTGTGTCATTCCAACGGTGAATGTAATTTACTAGAGCCGCTTGGTGGTAGCTGAGTCCAAGGTCGAGATAGACCTCAAACACTTGGCGAAAAAAGCCAGGTTGTGTTAAGTTCATTTTGTTTCCTATATGTTCGGGCCGACGCTACAACGTCGGCTTTTTTATTGCTCTACGCCAATTTTTAGTTTGCGTCGACGACCTATTTTTTCACTTGTCAAAATCCCATTAGTCACCAAAGCCTTAATGTGACGCTTTACCGTCACTGCTGGCATATGAACAAGCTCGCTGATTTCTTGGATGCTTAAATCAAAGTCTAAGTCGTGAATCTCATACTCGTGTATCAAAGATAAAATCATACACTTTTTGACTTTATAATTGAGAAACATGGGGAACACTGCCAGCCATTTTCTTTGTTGTATTGTTTCTTTTGAGAAGTTCTTTTGTTTCTTATATTTATCACCAATTTGCATATCACCTCATAGAGATCATTGTGATACCAATATACAAATTAAAAGATATTGCCTCAAGTTATTTTTGTATTATCCGAAACTATATCTGTACACAGTAAATCGTATGTGGTACAGTTAGTCATGGCAATTAAGCCAGAGTGAGGAATATATGAAACTTCAGGACTTATCTTCAGAGTGTCGTGAGCTTTACTTTTATACAGTAAACGACTCGTTTTTTTCGCCAGCATACTATGCGCCAGCATATAAGAAGCTTGGCGAGTTTCACAAAAAGGGCACGTTTAGCCTTGATCGGGCTATAGCATACCTTAATCGCTACCTTGTTTTACCAGCGGCTAAGGAATATCGCTTGCAATTTGGATCGATGACCGATTCGCTTAAAAATATGTTTCCAGCACAAGAACGGGCTAAACTTGCAGAGGTTTTGGCTCGTGAGATGGTCGGCGAGTTTCAAATTGGTAACTATTAAAGGAGAGCAACATCATGAAAAAGTACATCATCGCACTAACATTCATGCCAAGCGTAGCCTTGGCTCAATCTGGCAATCCAACACTGGATGCCTTGCGCCAGTCACTAGGCTTGCAGCCACTCCCGCCGCAACAAGTAGCGCCATCCTACGGGCTGCCAGTTCAGCCAGTGTTGCCAGTCCCTCAGGACAATGGACCTTGGGGTACAGGCTATAGCGTGGTTACAACCACGAGGGAGAAGGTAAATATCTTTGATAGAGACCTGACAGGGCAGGAGACCGTTCAGCGTATCGTCCCAAACGGTGCCAACGGTCAGCCTATGAAGGGTTTCGATCTAGGTTGGTAGTTCAACGTGTAAATAAAAGGGTGAATATATGAGAACAACACTTCTAACGATCATTTTGCTAGCGGCAGTCAGCGTACTGGCGTCAGGTTGTACGGGTATCGAGATGGGCGGCAAGCTGTGGATAACTCGCGTGGATCAACGCCAGGAATCCCAGCAAACCCATAATGTACCATTAAAATGCTACCTTTGGGCAGACTGTTCACAACCTGTGGATAACTTAAAGTAAAAAGGAATATATGAAGACAATTAAAGAACTTCTTTTCACGCCTACGGGTATCGCCGTCACTGTGTTGCATGTGGCGTTTTTTGTCGGTGTTGTCACTTGTGTCATCGGCGTCAGAGTTTACGTTCTAGGCGATGACCCAACCGAAGCAGTCTCCGCAACAGTAGGGCGTCGCAAGTGAGCCAGGAGCAACAGGGTGGCGGCTGGATAGTCGCTGCCCTGGTCCTAGTGGCTTGCTACACATCTCTTCCAGAGACCCTAGTCTACCATCAAGCACGCCTGCTAAAGCGTCCTATAGAGGCTTCTAGGGGTTTACTCGAGGCAGAAGTAGAGCGAGCCGCTGACGCTTATGGGCTATCACGCAAAGTGCTCAAGGCTCTTGTTAGAGTCGAGAGTGCTTACAACCCCAAAGCCGTCTCACGAGTCGGTGCGAGGGGTATAGCCCAGATTATGCCATTCAATGCTAGGCGATGCGGACTACGTGACGCCGATCATTTATGGGACGCGACAACAAACCTAAGATGTGGGGCACAGATACTGAGAGAAGAGCTAGATCAACATGGTGATCTTCGTAGAGCACTAACCGTCTACAACTGTGGGCGAGTTAAATGTAGCGAGGGTCAACAATATGCAAAAAAGGTACTAGCGCTTTCTACTGTGTACTGATACTGTCCACAACAACTTAACAAGGGAGGAATATATGAGACTTATTTCGCTATCATACCCTTTTTACAGGCTGCAACACGACAACGGCACCATCTTCGACGTGGAAGCACGTAAAGAAGATGACGGGCGTTTATCGTTTGAGCCAACAAAAGGATGGAACAAACTATGCGCTGACTGTCAGCAACCGTCGGAGCTACTACTAGAACAAATTGACGATTGCGTCTTTAACGCTACGCCAGACAAGTACGAGGTGGACGTATGAAAGATGCAATCGAGGTCATTAGAGAGTTCGATGGATTTTTTACACTGCGATGCAAGGGGTACGAGTTTCACGTCTCTGGCAAGCGGTTCGAGGAGGCTTGGTTTGAGATTGATTGGGACGAAGATCCGCAAGGAATCGCAACTAAACTAGAGCTAGACGCAGACGAGTTCACAGAGGCAGTTGAAAACGAAGTGTTGCGGCGCATACCGTCGTCACCCTTTGGCTATGATGATTTAGAATGGAGTAATTATGAGTAAAGAAATAGTAACAACAAACAACATTGAGATGCTTAACACACTACGCAACACAGTTGCTCCAGGTCTTACTGACCCTGAGTTTATGCTGTTCGCTGAGATGTGTCGTGCGACAGGCTTAAACCCAGCCACAAAAGAAATCTGGGCAATCAAGGCAGGTGGACGCTTGCAGCTAATGACAGGAATCAACGGGTTTCTAAAGATAGCTAACAGCCATCCCGCTTATGACGGCATGGAGGTTGAGTTTGAGTGGGAAGAAAAGGGGCTAGTAGCTGCAACAGCTAAGGTGTACCGCAAGGATAGGCGCTTTCCGTCTATTGCTACGGCATACATGGCAGAATACGGCAAGCAAAGTCCTATATGGAAAACGATGCCCAGTATAATGCTTTCAAAGTGTGCGAAGTCACTTGCCATACGTGAAGCGTTTATTAATGAGCTTGGCGGTCTCTACACCCAGGAAGAGATGCCCAGTGAGTTTGCACCACCAAAGCCATATGAAGCGCCACCAATCGACCCGCTAGTCCATGGTGATGTCGTAGAGGTACAGCCTTTTGACGCCCCAAAGCGTAAGGCTCAAACCACCTTTTACGATGTTTCTTTGCTACCAGAGGATCAACGCCCAGCAGGTGAGAGATATCTTAAAAACTGCGAGGCAAAGCACATGTATGGCACCGTCTGGCGTTCATCAATACGGCTGCAACGATTAACACAAGCGATCACAGAGGATGTGAAAGATGAAACAGCAAGTGAAGGCTAAACGCCTAAGACTAATAACTAGACTAAAAATGGTAGTAACAGATGAGAAAAAAGAAGGTAATAGTCGAAGAGAAACGAGCAGATGCACCACGACCAGGGGCAATCAGATTTACCTCGATTATAGAAGAAGCATACGTGCGCTTTTTGAAGTCATATAGCGCTGAAACAGGTACACGAATAACGGACAACATCAATGAAGCACTCGCACACTGGATCAATCGTAAACGACGTTGAGACAGAGATTCGCAGGCTACTTGAGCAGTTCAAAACAGAAGAGCGTTTGTCTGACTTTGAGAAAGGTCAGGCAGACGGACTTCGCTGGGCTCTTGATGTAGTTGAAGAAATAAAAAACCCGCTGCGAGGTGAAAGTTACGCAACGGGTGGGAATATATGAGGAGTTTAGGTTATCAAAACAGTAGGCAGTTTGTAAAGTTCAATAGTGTTTTAGAAACAACAGTAAAGAGGATACAGAAAAGTATGAATAAGCCAGTGCAAAGTTTTAGAGATAAAGGCGTTGATGTCGCAGTCTGGGAGACCAGAAACGGCGGCATGAGCATTACCATCCGCAAGACGTATAAGGATAAGAACACCGGAGAGTACAAGGAGAGCAAATACCTGTTCAAAGAGGATGCGGAGCGCTTAATCGAGCTTCTCAAGCAGGCCGTTAGCTATGCGCACAACAGAGCAGAGCACAACACTGAGCATATGGCTTCGGGTGGTTTTAACGGCAAGCCAAGCACAGCTAAGCATGAAGACATTGATGATATCCCGTTCTAAATATGATTACGCTGCCCTACACCTTCAAAGAAATGCTCGTAGCTGTTAAGGCTGCCGAAGTCAGGCAGTACGAAGCAGAGCTATTAGGCTGCAAAGACAGGTTTCAATCGCTTAGCTCTATAGATGGAATCTACATCCACACTATTGGAGCATTAGCAGAACTGAAAGTATCGCAGTGGTTAGGCAAGCAACAGCGCTTAACTCATGGCACCTTTAAAGACCTGGCAGACCTTGGGCACGACGTAGAGGTTAGGGCAGTACGAAAGAAAGATGGGAAGTTGGTGTTTAGAGATAACGACCCAGCAGATAGGCGTTATATTCTCACTTACGTTAGCCGTAGCAGCGTTAAATTGCTTGGCTGGTTAGAAGGGTACAACGCCGTAGAAAAAGGCAAGAGAGCCAATCCTGGCGGCTATAAAGAGGCGTGGTTTGTCTCGCAGGATCAGCTTTGGGATATGGATTCGTTTGAGAGGTAAAAGATGAGCAAAACACCTGAAGAGATGGCGAAGGAATACATGAGTAAGGATAATGACAAGGTTGCTTGTGCAGCTATAAACCACGCTGCCGAACATCTTGTAGAAGCTGCGTTTATTGCTGGTTATGAGGCTGCTCAATTAGTAGAAGCGGATAAATGGATCTTTGTAGATTACAATAGTCCAGATTTTGTGCGCAATTTGCCGTTATTTATCAGCAGAGTTTTAGCAGTAAGCAAAAAAGGCAAACAATTTATTACATCGTTTGATCATGAAAATGATAAATGGGATTTAAGCGAACATGAATTAAATAAAAACGATTACATTGTGGCTTGGACACAAATTAGTAATCCAAAAAATGTATGAGTAAAGCACCACTCAAACAACATGAATGGCACTTATCGGCAGATAAGCAAGAGCAGCGTAGACTCATCAATAAAAAGCGACGCAAAAAGTTAAAGAAACTAAATAAAATCGCACGAGGCAAATTAAAATGAGCAAAACACCTGAAGAGATGGCGGAGGAGTATGCTAATAACCGTTGCGGTAATTGGGAAGAATGTGAACGAGATAACGAATGGGAAGAAGCAAAAAGAGGTTTTGTTGCTGGCTACAAAGCAGCAAAGGATCAGCTCTTAGCTCAATTCCAATCACTATTATTGTCCTATGCGGAAACATCATTTAATCCAAGCCATACAGCTTGGCAGATATTCGATACGTTGAAGGAAGGTAAAGCCGCAAAGGATCAGCTTGCTGATGTCGACAAAGTGATAATACCCAAAGAGAACTGCGAGGCAGCAATGAAGGCTATGCAATCAGCGCAAAAGTTGAGCGAGCAAGCTATTACGTGGATGAAGACCCTACCTCCTGCAAGTGAGCGATGTAATCAATGTGCTTGTGAAGGCTACAGAGCTGGCTACCAAGCCGCAGCGCCGCAGTGGATTAGCGTGAAGGAGAGGCTGCCAGAGATTGACGATACTCGCATTAGCGATGATGTTTTGCTTATCAATGAATATGGTGAAATGGGAGTTGCTGCTCTTGTTGCCTGGGACGATAAAATAACGATTGATTGGGGAGAAGCTGGAGATTTGCTATTAGAGGATTTTACCCACTGGATGCCGTTACCCCAGCCGCCGAAGGAGGAAGGATGACAAACTCACGAGCCAAAGGCGCAGCAGGAGAGCGAGAGCTAGCCAATAAGCTAAAAGAACATGGCTTTACCGCTCGCCGTACCCAGCAATTTTGTGGCACCGCTGGCGACTCTGATGTAGTCTGCACCGAACTAGCCCAGTTCCACATCGAATGTAAGCGGGTGCAGAACCTAAACGTAGACAAGGCTATAGACCAAGCTACAAGGGACTGCGGGGATAACATCCCAATAGTCATGCACCGCAAGAACAATCGACCCTGGCTAGTGACAATGTTTCTGGAAGATTGGATAGCGCTTGTCAAAAAAAGCTCTGTATAGCAACGACGATACCGAACGACTAATCACAGAGTCTCCAGAACGCACGTTGTGGCTTGCAGTAATAGAACGAGCTTTGAAAGATTACTGCTTCTTCTTCGACCGCTTACAACGCTACGAGAACTGCAATAACTTTAGGGACATTGACAGATTCCAGTACAACCCCAAGTCTCGCACCCATGGTAACGCCGTAGCTGAGTTTGAGCGCCTACGCTGGTTTCTATTCGACTTAGAATCAACAGAGTTTAACTTAACTTACCTTAGTTTAGTCCTTTACGATGGAGACGGATTTGCCTATCAAATACGGCAGGCAGCAAACAAGTATTTCAAACGCCATTTAGACCAGACAAAAGAAAAGGGCATCTTCCCCCATATAATTGCTTACATAGTAGAGAATAGCCCTGCTGATAATGCTTCAGCCGCTTCTGAAGAGAGTCCCTTACGGTTTAAGCGTTACCGCATAGACTCAGATATCTAGCGCTTCTTCTTCTTATCTACGAGCGACCAAGCCTGAGAAGCACCGTACAACACTGCGCCAGCTACAACTGGCTCCGCAGCCTTGGCAAGCTCATGGGCATCAGACTCAGATACGCCAATAGTCAGTAGCGACCCAGCGGCTAGAGTGAGCAGGTGGCGGATGACGGAGGCAAGAAATATTGGCATAATATACCCTTTATATAGTCAAATATTGACGAGTCATACTTACAGTTACGCTGCATCGGTGGCACAAACTTATCGCCCCTTATGCAGTTCATGAACGGTTCCCAATAGTAGGCTATATCACAACGCTTGTAGCGTTCTAGCCATTTCTTTAGGTCCACCGTAGCACCATCAATACCGTCTAAATCCACTATACACGCCCCAGGTACATCAGGATTAAATCCATGCTTTTCACAGACGTATCCGTCGAGACATCGTTGTCTATAGGGGTTATCAACAGGTATGCAACCAGGG